TCGGGCGTAGCCATGGAATTCAAGCTGATGGGCCTTGAGATGATTACCAAGACTAAAGAGGCAAACTACAAGCGTGGACTACGTCAACGGATTGCTATCTTTGCTCATTACTTGGGCATGAAGCAGATTGCACTAGAGTCTCATTCAATTGTTCCGCAGTTTAGCCGTGGTTTACCTAAGAACTTGTTAGAGTTGTCTCAGATTATCAATAATCTTGAAGGCAAAGTGACCAATAGGCAGCTTATTTCTCTCTTGCCGTTTGTGGAAGACCCTGACGCTGAACTGGAAGCCTTGGAAGAAGAGAAAAAGAAGAACATGGAAGACATGCCGATGTTTAACCAAGACAACACGAAACCCGAAGATGAGGTAGAGGATGAAGAATCAGGAGTATTGGGCGAAGAGGAAAGCCAATCTGATTTACCAGCAGATGGACAAGGCCGAAAAGCAGGCAGACAAGTTCGATAAGGTCTATCAGGAAGCCAAGATTTACTTAGATAAGGAAATCAATAAGATTTTTGATAAGTTCCAACGTGATTATGGTTTAAGTCAGGTAGATGCTAGACAAGTCTTGAAGAACATGAAGGACAAGAAAGACTTAAATGAACTTCGTAAGGTTCTTGAAGCGAGACCGAATGACCCGAACATCCAAAGACTACTGGCTGACTTAGATAGTCCAGCTTATTCTTTCCGTATGAAGCGACTAGAGCGTTTGAGCGACGATTTAGACCGTATGCGTGAATCTATCTATCATTCGGAGAAGACAGGCTCAGATGCCTTTTATAGCGACTTTATGAAGGATAGTTACTACAAGGCTACCTTTGACCTGCAACAGCAGACAGGGCTAGCATACGGCTTTTCTGGGCTTCCTGAGAGCGAGATAAAACATCTACAGTCTTTTAGTTGGGTAGGAGATGGAAGTACGTACTCAACAAACATCTGGAAGAATACAGGGAAGCTTACATCAAGCATAAAAGATGAACTACTCATGAGTCTTATGACTGGACGAGCCACACGAGAAACTGCACAAGCAATTGCTGAGCGGTTCAATGTAGGTCAGAATGACGCAAGGCGTTTGGTTCGGACAGAATCAGCCTTTTTTCATAACCAGATGGAACTGCTCAGCTATGAAGAAGCAGATATAGAGAAGTATATCTTTGTGGCCGTCTTAGACAAGCGTACATCACGCATTTGCCAAGAACATGATAATCAGGTCTATGATAGGGATAAGGCTGCCCCTGGCGTCAATTGTCCGCCTATGCACCCTTGGTGTAGGTCTACTACTGTCGGATACGATGAGGACGCAGACTACAGCAAGTTGAAGCGCAGAGCTAGAAATCCAGAAACAGGGAAGACCGAGCTAGTCCCTGCTGATATGACTTATAAAGAGTGGTATAGCAAGTATGTAGCGGAAAAAGGTAAGTCTGTAAAACGTAAAGCGTTTGATAAAATTATTAAAAATGGTACAATAGATTCAGAAGTAGATAACTGGACGAAATGTCTTGTAAGGTTATCTGATAAGAAAATTGTTGACACAGAAATATCACGATATATCCCTCAAAAACATGAACTGAAAGACTGGAATTTTGATTTTTATTCAGATTATAAATTGGGAGATACAGTAAAAGCGTTAAAGGTTGCAGGTGGTAACGAAATTGAAGCTTTGATTTCGTATCACAGAGACCCATCTGTTTCGGCCGTTTATATTTCTCACATTGAGAGAAAGCCCGGTAAAAAACTGTACGAGGGTATTACTGCACATATGTTTGCTGAAGCGGTTGCTGAGAGTTTTGATGCAGGGTATGACGGTGTTGTTTTCTTTGATACAAAAAACGAAAAGCTCAATAAACATTATGCTAGGACTCTAGGAGCTGTAAATATCAGTAAATTCAGGATGGCGATTTTTGAAAAGGAGGCTAAGAAGTTGCATGACTACTATAATTTCGAACGTAATAAAAAATAAGTCGTTGTTGGAGCTTGATGGTCTGGTTGGTTTGCCAAACGGGGATAGACCTGAGCCTTTAAAATATAATCTCGGAAAAATTAACAAGTATTTAAACGAAACAGGCAAAGAGTTCAAGGAATTAACTGAACTTGAGTTGAAACAATTTAAAATTTAAGCACCTAGAAAAATCTAAGTGCTTTTTTCGTGCCAAGAAAGGGGAATTTAATGAACAAGTACAAAAAGTTGATAGAGTTGATTGAAGATAATGGACTTGAGATACAATCGAAGAAATGTTATGATCCACAGAGTGTTTGGCATGGTGAGGAGTTATGGATTGTTGATAAGAAGAAACAAAATAAAATTTTTGATTTATCGGGTAATGGTTATTGTTTTCATGACGATAAAGTTGATGAAGCTGTTGAAGAAGTTGAAAAGTATTTGTCTCTTAAAAACATGAATACTTTTGATGCTTTCAAAGAATGGGTAGAAAAGAATGCTAAGACTCAAAAATGATGCCTAGAAAGGAGTAAAAAAACATGTTTATTTGGGAATGGGTATCAATCGCTTTCGGGTGGTTGGTATTCTTTTGGCTATTTTTGGTTATCGCAGGAACTATTCTTGCGATTTTAACAGGTTTCAAAAACAGAAAGTAGGTGATCCAACATCTTGACTGGCAGGAATAGACTGCTATAAATTACTGTAAATTGCTATAAACCGCATCGAAATAGAGACGGTTTTTATATTGTCCAAACTGTACCGATGACAATAAAAGCTGTGCTGTTCCGTCGCCGGACGTAAAGCGAGACTATCGAGTGGCGACGTAATCGCTGGAGGATAATTATGTCAGAAGAAATCAATGCAACTGTATCTACTGAATCAACTGAGACTGTCGACACTCAAGAAAATGTTGATACAGTGCAAGAAGAAAAGCACGAACGAACTTTCACTCGTGCTGAAATCGGCAAGATGCTATCTGCCGAGCGCTCTAAATGGGAAGCTGAGCAAGAAGCCAAGGAAAACGAAGCTAAAAAGCTTGCTAAGATGAACGCTGACGAGAAACAGAAATATCAGTTGGATCAGCGTGAGCAAGAACTAGCCGACCGTGAAAAGGCTATTGCCCGCAAGGAATTGACCGCAGAAGCTAAAGCGATGCTAAGTGAACGCGACTTACCTGTTGAGTTAGTGAATGTAGTTGATTTGACAAGCGCAGAGACGGTATCGCAGTCTGTCGCTGTATTGCAGAAATCATGGGAGCAAGCCGTGCAAAAAGGCGTACAAGAAAAGCTAAAAGGCGGAGCTCCAATGAGGCAAGCACCAGTTGATAGTGACGGTATCACAAAAGAAGAATTTGCACGTATGGGTTATCAGAGTCGAAATGAGCTCTATCAAAAGAACCCAGAACTCTATAAGAAATTGAAAGGTTAAAAATAAATGACAGCAGGACAAACTAAATTAGCCACTATGGTTAACCCAGAAGTAATGGCGGACATGGTTTCCGCTAAACTACCTAAATTGATCAAATTCACTCCACTTGCTTATGTGGAAACAGCACTCCAAGGCCAACCGGGTAACACTTTGACAGTTCCAGCTTGGGAGTACGCAGGAGATGCGACTGAGGTTGGAGAAGGTCAAGCTATTTCTCCAGATCAATTGACTACTAAAAAGACCACTATGACTATCAAAAAGGCTGCTAAAGGTTATGAAATTACCGATGAAGCCCTTTTGTCAGGTCTTGGCGACCCACTAGGTCAAGCAACTTACCAACTTGGTTTGGCTATCGCTAACAAGATTGATGATGATTTGGTAGCAGTAGCTAAAACTGCAACACAGCACGTTGCAGAAGCTCCAACAACAGGAGCAGCTCTTGATAAAGCACTTGCTATTTTTGACGATGAAGAAGACGCAAAATATGTAGCTCTTATCAATCCAGCAGATGCTATTGATTTGCGTGCTAACACTGTGAAAGAATGGATTTCAGGCACAGAAGTAGGAGCGAATACAGTTGTTTCTGGTACATTTGGAGAAACACGAGGTGTTCAAATTGTGCGTACTAAGAAAGTTGAAAAAGGTAAAGGCTTTATCGTCAAAGTCTCTCCTAGCCAGACTCAGACAGACGATGCCAATAAATATGGTGCGTTTGTTATCATGCTAAAACGTGATGTGGCTATCGAAACAGACCGTGACATCCTTAAAAAGACAACAGTCATCACTGGTGATGAACACTATGGTGTTTACCTATACGACCCTACACGAGTTGTAAAATTCGGTGAGTAAGAGGTGACGATATGAGCTTATTGCTACGACGTCATTATATCCAAGAGGAGCAGGCTAGCCAGTATTCGGATTTAGAAAATAAGACTTTAGAAGAGTTGAAGAATCTAGCTAAAGAAGCTGGCATAGCTGGCGCCTATAAGTTATCAAAAGCCGAAATTGTAGAGGTGTTGGAGGATTTAAAAAGTGAAAGTTAAAGTCAAGCAAGAATTTTACGATTGGGAAGCCAACGTAAAGAGACTTGCGGGCGAAGAGCTTGACCTTGCTGATACACGATATGCCGAGCTTGTAGAGAATTTTGCAAGCAATGGCGTATCGGTATCAGATATTCTTGAGGAAGTAGGCGGTACTGAAAGCTATAATCCAGAAAGTTATAGCTCAGTCAGTACCGTTCAGACCCCTCAAGTGTATGTATCGGGAGAGACTACGCCTTTAAGTCAACAAGAAGGAGTTTAAAATGTCTATAGAGTTGCTGAAGAAATTAACAGGCGAAGAAGATACTCAGCTTCTCATGTTGCTCCAAATGAGGGCTACAAATCTTATCTTATCAGAGACTAATCGCACATCTTTGACACCTTCTTTAAGTCTCTTAATACCTGAGGTTGCTATCGAGCTCCACAATCGCTCAGGAGCGGAAGGAGAGCATTCTAGAACCGAGGGTGGTATAGCAGTAGTCTACGGAGAAAACGGCCTGTCTACGGGTCTTTTACAGCGTATACGCATGCACAGACTTGCAAGGGTGGCAGGCCATGTTTTTGAAGCAGAGTAGACTGACACCTTATCCAATGAGACGGTTTGAAAAGACTGTCACTGAGGAAGGTGTCGCAAAAGAAGGATATACCAAGGAAGCTGAGACAATCCGCCTTGAATTGTGGCCGGCTAGTAGCAAGTTACAATCTGAGCTGTATGGCGAGCGTGTCAACGACATTTTGAACGCAAATGCCAATAAGTCAGCTACTATCAATGTGAAAGACGGTGTGTGTATCGATAGCCAGACGGAAGTAACTCACAGGGTTATTTCTAAGAAGGTTTACACACATCATCAAGTTTTGGAGTTAGAGCGTGTCAGAGCTACTAGGGGCAGATAGGCTTATAGCTAAATGTAGACGATTGGCTAGTAAAAAAACTGGCGAGGATATCGTCTTACGTGCGGTACACAATGCTGCTATAAAGGTTGTCCAAGCTGATGCAAGAAGACTCGTACCAGTGAGAGATGGAGAACTTAGAACTAGTATCAAAACTAGAGCAAAAATGGACGGAGATAAGGCTATAGGCGAGGTTTACACCAACCTGCACTACGCTCCTTATGTTGAGTTTGGAACAGGACCAAAAGGACAAGCTAGCCATTCGGGTATATCACCAGAGGTCAGCGTCACTTACAAGTCTAGTCCATGGTATGTGCATGAAGACCAGATAGATATAGGACCTTACCACTTTCAAAAGATTGGGGAGTTCTACAAGATGTATGGTCAACCTGCCCAGCCTTATCTTTATCCAGCTTTGAGAGACAATCAAGAGCGTGTGTCTAAGAATATTTCAAATTATGTCCGTAGAAAGATAAGAGAACAAATAAAATGATCAATATCAAGCCTGTTATTTATAAAGAATTGCAAAAGGTCGCAGATAATGTGACTGATACTTATCCTAGCGATTGGGAGACTTTCCCAGTCGTTATTTTTTTAGAAGAACAAAACAAGCCCGGAGAGTGGTTTGACGACCAGGAACAAAAATCATCTATCCGCTACAAGGTGGATATCTTTGATGATACCAGCACTAGTGAGTTAGCTGTTAAAATCAATCAGATTTTTGAGTCTTTAGGTTTACGAAGAACCGACTGCCAAGATGTGCCAGATCCGTCACATTTGAGACATAAGGTCATGCGTTTTGAAGGTGTCGTTGACTTAGACTCAGAGCTTGTTTTTCAATTTAGAATGGAGAATTAAACATGTTAGCAAATGGAATTACGTTAGCTTATGGTACAGCTAAAGGAACTTATACTAAACTTGCTGGGTTGAAAGAAGTACCAGAGTTTGGTATTGAGCCTGAAAAAGTAGAGAACACTACTCTTGAAGATAAAGTTAAGAAGTATGAGTTCGGTATCGGTGATGCGGGGGAATTGGAATACAAATTCTCTTACAAGAACGATAGCGCAACCGCACCTTATCGTATTTTGCGTAACGCGGCAGACAACAAGACAAAACTTTTCTTTGAGCAAACTTACCCAGACAACACTAAAGTTCATTTTGAAGGTCAAGTATCTGTTAAGCTTGGCGGTGGCGGTGTCAATGCCGTTATCGAGTTCACCCTTAAAATTGCGTTGCAGTCAGAGTTGGAATTTACAGACGGTATTGGAGGTTAATTAAATGGCACTACCTTACTCAATTTGGAAGATTAGCGATGAGAAAGAGTTGAAACTACGACTTTCATCTCATCAAGCAGCAAAAGTTGAAGAAAAAATCGGTATGAACTTATTAAAAATCTTCATGCCTGAGGCTGGCGAAGAGTTTCCTTTGCCTCCTTTGAAAGTTGTATTGCTCTTGATTCACGGAGCATTGCAAAAGTATGAGAATGGCTATTCTCTTGAGGATGTCTACGATCTGTACGATGAATACGTGGACAACGGTGGAGACCAAACAACCTTCATGACAGAGGTTTTAATGCCACTCTTTGAAGTATCGGGTTTTACTCCACGAGGAAGCAAGAACAAGAAAACTTCCAAGAAGAAAATGACAGTAGTCGAGTAATCTTAACGGTAACGCAGATTATTGAGAGGCTTTATCCCATGTTTTTGGACATTGGGGGTAAGCCTCTTGATTTTTGGGATTTAACGGTGCTTGAAATCAGAGAAATGATAGAAAGTTACAACCGTGTCAAAATCCAAGAGCGTAAAGAGAAGATTATTGACTCATACAGACTTTCGCAGATGATATCCAACCACGTTTCTTTATTGTTATCTAAAGATGCCAAGGTCTTTGAGTTCTGGGAATATGCGCCTGAGTTGTTTGTAGAAGAACAACAAGCGGTAGAACAGGAACGACAGAGACAAGCGCTTTTGTTGCATAAGGAACGGATGCGTGAATTTGCAGAAAGACATAATCGAAAAAGGAAGGAGGAAGTAAATGGCAACTCTTGATGAATTAAAAGTCATGATTGACGCTGAGATAGCGCCTTTCAGGAAGAAGATGAAAGAAGTCGAGAATCAGGTCAAGGGAACATCTGATCAAGTGAAGAATGCCACTGCCAAAGTTCGTGAACAGTCGAACTCTATCGGTAGTGCGTTTGGCAAGCTAGCCAAGTTCGCTGGTTTTGCAATTCTTGGTAAGAAATTGCTTGATGTTGGGATGTATTCAGCGCAGACAGCTCTTGAAGTAGCAGCGTCTATGAACCAAATCAAGCGACAGATGGGCGAGAGTTCGCAATCTTTCTTAAAATGGGTTAACGATAACGCTAATGCCATGAATATGGGTGTGGGTGAGGCTACTAACTACGGTGCCGTTTACTCAAACCTATTTTCTGGATTTATTAAAGACACTAATAAGCTAAGCGCCTATACTGCTAAGATGTTGCAGACATCGGCAGTTATTGCCGAAGGTTCTGGGCGTAGCATTACAGACGTTATGGAGCGTATTCGCTCAGGTTTACTAGGGAACACCGAAGCAATTGAAGACCTAGGAATCAACGTCAATGTGGCTATGATTGAGTCTACTGAAGCATTTAAGAAGTTCGCAAACGGACAAAGCTGGCAACAATTAGACTACCAAACCCAACAACAAATCCGTCTTATGGCTATCCTCGAACAGGCTACAGCCAAGTATGGAGATACCTTATCCAATTCAGTCAACGGCAGTATCAGCTTGTTTAAATCGCTGATGAAAGATAGCGCATTGAACCTTGGTAACTCTATGTTACCGATTATCAATGCGATTATGCCTGTCTTAAACTCTTTTGCCATGGTCTTGAAGAATGTGACGGCTAAACTCGCTGAGTTTATTGCTTTGATGTTCAACAAGAAAGCTACGGTAAAAGACGGCGCTGCAGGAGCAATCAGCAACGTAGGAAACGCCATGCAAGACGCTGCAGGAGGTGCAGATGATTTAGGAGACGCAATCGGAGACGCAGGGGACTCAGCAGGAGGACTTGCTGATAATCTTGGAGACTCAGCCAAAAACGCTAAGAAGGCCGCTAAAGAATTGCTTGGTCTTATAGGATTTGATGAGATTAATATCTTACAAAAGCCAAAAGATGACGCTGCAGGCGGTTCTGGCGGTGGAGGCGGTGGCGGAGGCAAGGGTGGTAAAGGAAAGGGAGGCGGTGGCGGACCTTTCAAAGACATCTTGCCAGAAGTCGAATTGACCGACATGAATAACCAGTTCAAGAGTATTTTTGACGGCCTCGGAGATAAGCTAAAAGGGTTGTTTGACCTCTTTAAAAAAGGTTTTGATGCAGCCTTTAGACCAGAAGGTTTAGAGCGTATCAAAGCTGCTTTAGAACGAATCAAGAAAACTCTTGAAGAAATCGCTACTGATCCAAGAGTTGTAAATGCCTTTAACCGAATGGCTGAGAAAATCGCTTATTCTTTAGGGCAAGTGACAGGCTCAATAGCCACTATCGGTCTGGGTATCGGTGTTTTCCTTACCGAAAGTATTGCAAACGGTCTTGAAAGGCAGAAAGAACGCATTATCAGGGCGCTAGTCGCTTTGTTTGATAATGTTGGTAATATTGCAGAGGCAGTAGGAAACATCGCTCAGGCCTTTTCTGGTGCTTTCTACGATGTCATTACTTCTACTGGTGCGGTTCGTATCGGTAGCGCTATTGTGTCAACAATATTGAGCTTGACATCAGCAATGGTCGAAGTTGGCAGTAAATTAGCAGGAAGTTTGTTTAAAGGATTTGAAAAAATCGTTGTGATAAGCGCTCCTAAAATTTCTTCGATGCTCCAAAGCCTTTTAGACATTGTAGCTCCAATATTTGAAACAATCGAGAGCGTTGTTGATAAGTTTGGCGATGGATTAAGTAGTGTCTACGATGAACATGTAGCCCCTGCTATTGACTCTATTGCTAATGCTTTTAATGGGCTAATTGACATTATTCAAATCCTTTGGGAAGGAAGTTGGAAACCTTTTGCTGAGTTCTTGTCTAATACATTTGGTTTAAGTATTGAAGGCGTCACTGATTTGCTAGGTGGAGCTATTTTATCAGCGCTAAAAATACTGGCTGATACAATTAAACTTGTAGCTGATGGTTTTACTGCTTTTTCTGATTGGTGTAAAGAAAATAAAGAGATTATCTCCACAATCGCTAGTGTGATTGGTACGCTTGCAACTGCATGGCAGGGGATTAAATTCTTGGCGTGGGCAGAACAAGCAGGAGGACTTGCAGGAGCGTTTGACGCATTAAGTGGTAAAATTTCCTTTATCGTTAGCGGGATTAAAAATCTTGGACTAGCTTTGAAAGCTATGACATTTGATAAATTGATTAGTGTAGGCGAAACCATATATTTGAATGCGTTATATGCGAAAGACTTTGTGGTCAATTCAGGTAAATTGATAGTTCAATTAGGAAAAACTGCTCTAGAACTTGGTAAATCTGCACTAGCTTGGGGTGTTCATGCAGCACAAATGGGACTTGCAGCAGCAGCGGAAATCGCTCAATCAGTTGCAGCAGGAGTTGCAGCAGCCGCAACATGGGCACTCAATGGAGCTATTGCAGTCTTGACCAGTCCGATAACCTTGGTTATCGCAGCAATCGCAGCCTTAATCGGTATCGGTGTCTTGCTCTACCAAAACTGGGATACTGTTGTTGAATTCGCTAAAACTGCATGGCAAGGACTATGTGATTTTATCAGTGGTATTTGTCAAGCAATTGGCGAATTTTTCATCGGTCTATGGACGAAGCTCCAAGAAATCTTTGAGCCAATAGGTCAATGGTTTAGTGAGAAGTTCCAGCAAGCATGGGATGCCATTGTAAACATCTTCTCTGGTATCGGAGAGTGGTTCTCTGGTGTATTCCAAGGTGCATGGGACGCTATCGTTAATATCTTCACGCCAATTGGATCATGGTTCGGAGAACGTTGGGCTGATGTGACGAATGCGTTAGCAGAAGTAGGCTCTTGGTTAGGTGATAAATTCAAGCAAGGCTGGGATGCAATAAGCAATACATTTAGCAAGTTGGGTTCATGGTTTGGTGACCGTTGGAATGAATCTAAAGACGCGCTTGCTGAAGCAAACACTTGGCTTGGAGAGAAATTCCAATCTGGTAGAGATAAAGTGAATTCTGCTTTTGAAAAAGTTGGCTCTTGGTTCGGTGATAGATGGAATGATATACAAAGCGCCTTGAAAGAAATTCCAAACTGGTTCAAGAATTTGTTTAATGATGCAATGGAAAATGCTAAAAGCGTTGTTAAAAGCGGTATCGATAAACTGAGAAGCTTCTTTAATTTTGATTGGAGTTTACCGAGAATCAAACTTCCTCACTTTAATATATCAGGTAGCTTTAGCTTGAATCCTCCTAGAATTCCATCATTCTCTGTAGATTGGTATGCACGAGGTGGTGTATTCAACTCACCTAGCATTATCGGGGTCGGAGAAGCTGGACAAGAAGCGGTAATGCCTCTTGAACGGAATACAGGTTGGATTTCTACTTTGGCTCAGAAAGTAGCTGAAAGAATGCCTGTTAACAATACGCCTACGGGCTATTCATTGCCAGCTGGCGACATCGTTATTCAAATCGGTGGACACGAATTTGGTCGTGTAGCTATCCAAGAAATCAATCGAGAACAAGAACGTGCAGGACAGGTCTTGCTTAACATTTAAAGGGAGGTAAAATGGCACGCTTAGTAATTAACGGGGTGGCTGTTAAGCCTCCCAAATCATTCCAAGTCGGTATCCAAGATATTGACGGAGAAACAGGCCGAAATGCTAACGGTGACATGGTCCGTGACCGTATCACGACCAAGCGAAAGTTAGATTGTGAATGGGGCATGCTGACTCAAGATGAAATGAGTCAGCTTTTAAATGCCGTTTCATCGGTCTTTTTTGAGGTTTCATATCCTGATCCAGTAAGAGGTCAAACAACAGGGACTTTTTATGTCGGTGATAGGACGGCGCCAAGCTATTCGTTTACTGATAAATTCAAGCCGTGGTCGGGCGCTAAGTTTAATCTGGTAGAAAGGTAGGTAGAACATGGATATATTCAGACGAAAGAAATTTGATGAAGCTATGTTTGCTAAGAACCGTACTCTTGCTATCAGAGTCGGCGCTTACCAATCCAGTGACATCAAAGAGGCTAGTTTTGATTATGGCTATATCAAGGGTGACACTTACAAGCCCGGCGGAACATGTGCAGGCAGCGGTAAAATCACATTCACAAGAATCATCACTACTTTCGATAAATTAGATAAGATTTACCCTGAAATCGGTCTTTTGGTCGATGGTACTTACGAATGGGTCAAAATGGGTGAGTATTTTATCAATGATATTGAAATAGACCGCAATCGTAAAACGACCAAGCTTGACCTTATGGATGGAATGTTCAAGCTTAACCGTGAACATGTAACGGACTTGACTTATCCAGCTGAAATCAGACACGTAATCAAAGAAATTTGTCTGAAGACTGGTATAGAGTTAGCAAATGAATACATGGATATTACATCCATGAATTACAGAATAGAGCAGATTCCTAAAAATAAAAAAATGACATTCAGAGATGTTTTGAGTCTTACTTCTCAAATGCTCGGGCTGTCATGTTTTTTTAATCGAGAAGGAAAGCTTGAAATCAAGGACTTGACTGACTCGGGTATCACAATTACAGCAGATAGCTACTTCATGCACGGTTTGACCAAGAGTGAAATTGAGTATCAGATTGCTGGGATAAGTTGTAAGAAAGACAAAGAGACTCTTACAGTCGGCATGCGTACTGGTCGTTCATTGGAACTGGATAATCTGTTCATGTCCCAAACGGTTTTAGATAACCTTTACCACAAGATTAAGAATATTCGCTATTATCCGTTCAATTTGAATTACCAAGGCCATCTCTTGCTTAATGTGGGCGAATGGGTGACTATCAAGACAAACACTGGCGAAACCTTCAAATCGCCTGTATTGAGTCAATCATTTACATTTAAGGGAGGTCTGCGTGGTCGAATAAGTGCAGACAGTAAAGCCGGCAATGATGCGCAGTATTCATATGCCGGAAGCATAACGAAGAAGATTGTGCAATTCAACGAATTTGAGAAACAAATTCAAAACCAAATCGAAGAAGCAGATAAAGGTTTTGACCAAAAGGTCTCAAAAATCAAAAAAGATTTTAATGAACAATTCGAACTCGCCAAAGCAAAAGCCGAAGAAGTCAAACGTCAAATCTCAAGCGAAATCGACAAGAAGTTTCAGTCGTTCGACAATGCAGCAATCAATGAAGCTAGGCGAAAGGCAGAAGAAGCCCTTCGTCAGTCTGGTGCAAGCAGTTCACTCGCTCAGGAAGCCAAGCGGATTGGTGAGCGAGCAAGAGCAGACATTACTAACCTACAAGCATCATCTCAAAATGCTCTCAGCCAGATTGAAAGTTTTAAAAATCAGTATGGTACGAAGCTGAATGAAGTTAAGAGCACCGCAGACGGTATCTTGACCAAACTTGGTACGATTGAAACGTATGTCAATAAAGACGGTCAACGACAAGAGAGATTGCAACGTTATGCTCGAGACGAGAGCGCTCGTCAAGTTAGCGCAATTCGTGAACAGATATCCAGAGACTACGTTGGGAAATCAACTTATCAAGAAGATGTAAGAGGTCTTGAACGTCGTTTTAGTGCGATAAGTACGCAGACGAACAACGACATCGCTACAAAAATAGCTCAGTACAAGCAGACGGTAGACGGCCAATTTGCAAGTATCACATCGCAGATTTCTGGCAAGGCCAATCAGACGGACTTCCAGCGTGTCAGAGAGACTAGTCAACTATATGAGAGGATTATCGGTAGCAACGAGAATGACATCTCGAATAAGGTCGCTCGCATGGCTCTTACTTCCCAACTTTTTCAGGTTGAAGTTGCTAAAAGTCTTGGAAGTGACAATAACTTAATCGTCCGCTCGAAGTCGATGGACAGGCATACGCTAGTCAATGAAGGCAATACTAAGCGAGTATTCGTGAATAACGGTATATTTAGCATTAGATGTACTGGTAATTCGGGATATACATTCGCAGGATTCACACTACCACTCTACATCGATAGAATGGCCAGAGGTGAGACATATACTCTTAATTTTAAGTATCGCATTATGGGACGATTAGACCATAATTTTGTAGTTGTTGCCAAAAATCACGGAACGAATGAAACAGCTATTGCTTCAAATGTAGCCACAAGCTCAACTGCAGTTTCAAGCAGTTGGAAAGAGTTCAACGAAACATATACCATCAGTAGAGATTTTGAATTTGGGAATAGTGATAAATATCCACTCTATTTTTACTTAGCTAAAAATGGCTGGGTTGAAATTAAAGAGATTATGCTCGTTCGTGCTTCTCAAACGAACGGATACAAAGCCAGTCAATTTGATGATATGTCCGAAGCCGTTCGCACGGTTCAAAGTCAACTTGCTGGGTCGTGGTCCGTTCAGAATATTAATAGTGCAGGCGATTTGATTTCAGGAATCAATCTGGGTGCTAACGGTCACAATCGTATCACTGGTAAGTTGACTCATATTACTGGTGAGACTTTGATTGAAAGAGCTGTTATCAAGTCGGCTATGGTTGATAAGCTGACTACAGCCAATTTTGAAGCTGGTTCAGTGACTACTGTAGTTTTAGATGCTGAAGCTGTGACTGCTGACAAAGTGAGGATGGACCAAGCCTTTGCAAACAAGCTGGTAGCAAGTAATATCTTCACTGATACGCTTGCAGCTAAAGAGGCTTTCATCAACAAGCTACGGTCTGTTGTAGTCACTGCAACCTTACTTGAGGGTTACAAGGGCCGTATTGGTGGATTCCAGATTGGTACTCATGAGAAAGATTCGTCTG